CAATTGATCTTTTGTATGTGTATTTTGATATGAGCGTATCAGCAGTAATAGCTAGTCCATAAATCCTAGCACTAGGATCCCAAAGCTCAATAAAACCAAAAACATCACCAAAGACATACAGACGACCAGTAGCATGCGTTGTTTCAACGATAGAAGACTGGATGATATCTAGAAGAACTTGATTGTCCTCAATTAAAGAAGGAATTACGTATCCTGTATCGGATATTGTTCCAATGCGCAACCCATTATCCGTTGCTATTGTCTTCGCTATGTCTGATGCTTTTTTAGCCGAAAAAACATACGTGTCTTTAGATAGAAGATACCGTGTCTGATCATACGCTGTTATATTTATGACGTCTTGATCACGCGACACCTCAAACACATAGCCATAAAAAACGCCCCATTCACCGGCCTTTATTCTTAGTATATATCCGGGTTCAAAATCAAAAAAAGGTAGGACGCGCAAACTTGCTTCCCCCGGTCGCCCAAGTCGTTTTGTCGTGACTGTTATGCTTGACACAATATCAGTTATATCCATGATCGTACCGTTTTTGTCGTCAGCTAAAACTTCCATCTTATCCATCTGGAATCACCAGCGTTCGGCCAATCTGAAGTCTGCGTGTTTCTGCATCCGAAATATTGTTTGCTTTTGCGATAATGCGCCACTTGCTTCCGTCCCCATACACACGTTTTGCGATCGCCCAGAGCGTATCACCTTTTTTAAGCGTATACATCTGTGGTTTTTCAGGAGCGGGACGTTTAAGCTGTTTTTCTTGTGGCGATGAAACGATCGCTTCTTTTTTTACTTGGACTTTTTTGGGGGCAATATATTTATTTTCTATCAAGCTTAGCTCATATTTAGGCTCACCCTCATATCCTGGCGTTTCCGTGAACCTAAAGCCATCAATGATGACAGAAACATTTTGACGCATGTCCCCATCTACAATAAATTGTAACACTTTTTTATCTTTACGCCATCGTTCGATGAGATCAAAATACCAATCTGGCTGAAAAACTTCTCCACTCGTCAAAAACGGGTACCACTTCCGTGGCCAGAAAGACGAAAGCTTGAAACGGCGCAATTTTGGAAGGCGCGGTATGGAAACTTCACCGATGTTGATAACAGACGTCACATAATGATCAGAACCCCAATCAACATCGACTTGCTCTGGAGAAATAGGAAGTTTGAAACCAACATCACCTTCTTCCGCAAGATACACTGTATATCCCACACCTTCACCCCCTAGCCGTACACGCGTCGAGCTGTTGTGGCGAGCTCACGCGAAAGATAATCTTCAATGCGCCGTATGAGCTCATCAACGTCCGCGCGCTCACGTATATCGCCAGTCGTTATGCTCACAGACGGTGTTAGCGTAACGAAATTGTTGATCGCATTTATTTCTGCAAGCTCACGAATGATTTTTAGATCTTCCGACGATATATCAACAGGCTGCTCAATCTTTCCTACTTTATCAACCTTACCGATGTTACCAATCATCTCGTTTGGGCTAAAACCGGATGGGTTCAGAAGGCTTGGCGAAACATCTGGCATTGGCGTCTTAATAGGAGCGACATCATCCGCACGTGCTGCTTGCCTTCCTGCTATAAACGTTTGCACGCCAGCGTCAGAAGCGCGTTGTTTTGCTAACTCTTTCTGTATTTGAGCGTATTCACGCATTCCTTTTGCGACGTTTTCCATCGAAAACTCGGCTTCAATCTTATACGACGATCCGGTAACGCGATTGACCAGCTCCAAAACTTTATTGATGCCTTTGATGATGCCGTTGATGAGGGTGTCAAAAACCTTCCCAACGTATTGTGCCATCCATTCAAACGCGGAAGCAATTCCCTCGACGACTGTCCAGAAAAACGCGACGATCTTGTTCCAAATCCGGTATAGCGCCGCAGCAAAGTTATCATTGGTTTTCCATAGCGATACGAGAATAGAGATGAGGGAAGCAACTAGCGAGATGACTAAAATGATAGGATTGGCTCTTAAAACTGCATTAAACGCCGCCCATGCGGATGTAACAATAGGCAAAATCGTTCCATGAAAAATCGTGGCGGCTGTAAGTATGCCAAGCGCCGTTGCGACGCCAAAAAATACCGGACCGACAACGGACCAATTGTCGTGTATCCACTGCCCAGCCTGCGCCATCCATTCAAACACCGGCTTCGCTGTCTGGCTCAAACTATTAATCGTCGCGGCTGTTTCTAGGATAATGTCCTTAAACAAGGGGAAAACACCTTCGACTGCAGTTGTTCCGAGGTTGCGCAAGCTGGTCGATAACGTGTCCAACGCGCCAGTCCATGTCTGCTTAATGTTTTGCATCATTCCGCCTGTCGCGGCGGTTTTCCCGGCTAATCCGTCCGTGCCTTCTTCAATGCCTTTGACCAGCATGGCGATTGCGGCATTTGCATCAATCGCGCCGCCGCTAATCAACTTCATCGTGTCCTGCGCCGATTTTCCAAGCTGGTTGGCGATAATCTGTAAGGCCGGAATACCATGTTCTTGCAGTCTCCTGACTTCCTGCATGGACAGCTGCCCAGCGCTTACGATATCGCCAAACGCCGCGCCGATCATCATCAGTTCGTTTCGTCCGCCGCCGATCGCACCTACAGCATCACCGATCGCGTTCAATACGGGTAACGTGTTTTCAGCTTCCATACCAAACGCGATTAGGTTACGACCTAGATTAGCTAAGTCCGGGAATTGAAAAGGCGTATGCTTGGCAAAAGCCAGTACATCCGCTAAATAGCGGTTGGCTTTCGTGACGTCTCCGATCATGACGTTTAGCGATGTGCGAATCTGTTCCATATTGACCATGAACGCAACGCCACGATCGATCGCAGATTGAATTCCGGAACGCACAGCGCCGAAAGCGCGGTTTAAAATATAAAGCCCGCCTGTCGCGGCGAGCAGATCACGCACCATATTTCCTATGTTTTTCCCGCTGCTTCCGGATACATCTCCAAGGCGGCGAATCTCTTCCCCTGCATTTTTAGCCCCACGCGCCAACTCATCAGATGCTCGTGCGGCGTCTCGTTCCGGGCCGGAAAGACCACCCACGGCACCGGATGCGGCGCGAAACGCGCTGGCCATACGGTTGATTTCCGCTTCGGCTTGGGATATGGATATAGAGGCGCTTTGCAATGCGGCCTTTTGCGATTCTGTCGTTCCTTCCAGCTGTTGTAAAGCCAGGACGGTTTGTCTAGTTGCTTGAATCACCGACATAAGCGCTGGGCTCACTAAATCTTGCAATACAATGGATGCGCTGACTTGCACAAGCTCATCACCTCCCGGGGCCTTTCAGTCCAGCAAGCTTTTCCGCGATTGTTGGGTCTACAGCAACCCACGTTCCGTCGGTGGTTGGCTCCAACACCGCTTTACATTTAGGGCACGGCTGTCGCTTAGGCTTCCTTGTCACCTGCTTTATCGTACGACCGCAGGCAGGGCACGCGAACTTTTTAGCAAAAAACAAATAATACCACGCATCCCAAAACAGCACTCTAAAGGTGAGGCCGACAAGAGCCACGACAACAGCAGCGATAAATAAAAACGCAATAATGTTGAGCAACGCCATAAACAAATGAATCGCCTCCCTACCGTCGCATTTTTCTTTCGGATCCCTTTTCTGCTTCGATTTTAACATCAATCGCGGCCATGATAAAGGCCCTTTCTTGCGGCGGTAAGGAGATAAAAACAGACGGTAGAATATGCATCTTGTGGAGAGCGTAATAAGCGTAAACAGCTTCTGGATCGGCGTCCCGGCCGGTAATTAGTTTTTTGCTTCTTCCTTTAGCTCGTTAATGCTAGTGTTCAGACCGGAAAGTTTTAAAATTTCCTGAGCCAGAGCCTCGATTTCGCCGGGTAAAAGCATCGTTTTAATTAGGTCTTCTGGCGTGGAAACACCAGCTTTTTCCAATAAAGTTGCGTCTTTAAAGTTTGGATCGACCGTTCCGGCCAGGACGAGGCCAAGGTTAAACTTACCGATTCTAAAATCCTGCTGGTTTCCTTTAAGAATCAAGCTTCCTCGCCGAATATCTTCGTAATCATCATAACTGATCGCTCGGATCGTTACCTGCATCGACTCTTCGGCGACGGTGATCGTAACGTCTTTCGTCTGCCCGACACGACGCGTACCCTCTAGTAGAAAATCCTTCAATCTTCGCACGTTATCATCTCCTTATTAGAGGCGGTGTGCTTCGCTTATTTCAAAATCTTCAAACGTAAAGTTAATCTCAGACTGGGCAACGGAATCGTCATCCGACGCTTTCACAAGGTTTGTCGAATCGACATTAACCCCGCTAAGTTTTACGGTCTGCCGCCCAGCATCCGAGGCAGGATCATCAATGATAACAGTCATATCGAGATATACATCCTGACCTGTCTTAACATAGTCTTGCATCATAGTTCGAAACTTACTTGTCACGGCATGGATAGTCATTTTACCGCTACCTGTAAGGCTAGTCGTTTTATGGCCGACCATACGCCGGCCGAGAGAGCGTATTTCCGTCTTGTTCTTTTCGACATTCGCCTCAAAGTCAACAACATACGCAAGCTTTTCCACGCGCCCATTAATCGTAGCGTAAACTTCTGCTTCTTTCGCAGAAATTGTATCACGGGCTGCAATGGTCATCTATCACACCTCCTTAGATTACGACCGTGACATAGATCTTTTCAACCGCATCAACCGGACGGACACGAGCGTTCAGAAGTACAGCATCATTTTCCATGCCCGGCTGGACGTCGATGTCGTCGGCAACTACATCGCGCACGGCCTCAACAGCTTCAAGTTGCCGAAGATAGGAGACAACTTCCGCCTTAAACAGAGACCGCCCGCGATCGTTGTTCGGAACTTTACCGATATAGTACCTCTCGAAAATGTCCTTAGCATCGACGGCAAACGTATCCAGCACACGAATCACGCGGTTTTTGCGGAAATCTTTGCCCTTATCAGGCGTGAAACTCCTGAATGTGTTGATGTCCTGCTCAACAATCACACGCCCGTCTTTTGTCTTGGTGAACACGAATTCGCCATTCTGCAAGGCTTTGATGGTATCAGCGTCGCTCAACGCACCGACAACATCCACGGCGTCATCGTAGGCGGTATATGTGAGGCTTTCGTTCGCCGCCGCTCCGGCTGTCGCGCCTGCTACCCACGCTGTTGCTTGTTCCGTAGTAAGGCTTGTACCATCGCTAAGAACAACACTATTCTTTACGCTGATAATCCCTTCATAATCGGCCAGCGGATACCCGGCAAGGACCGCCTGCACCTTTACGCCTTCATCCTCCCTAAGACGCCTGATATACGACACCGCCGCCGCTTTCAGCTGTGTATCGGAAACGGGAAGAGCCATCGTGTGCCAATAGTCTTTTGCGAATGCGTCAAAAGCATCTACATAGTCAGAAACAGTCGCTTCCCCATCTGTGCCACCAGAGAGCTTAACACCGAGAGCTGTTTCAGGCGTCCCGTTTCCAGAAAATTTTACATAGTCGTTTTCAACTAAATCCTCAATGACCGATACCATCTGCGAATCAACAATGCGCCCTTCTAGATAAGTGATCACATCATATTTGGTGTCATCTTCAATATTTGCACGGACTGTTACGGCAATATCATTCCCGCGCACACCACTATATTTTGCAGTAACAGAAAGGGCGTTAACTACCCCGATTGTTGCGCTTGCTTTTTCGCCTGTATTTAAGCGATACACAAGAGCCGTTCTGGCGCGTTTAATCGCTTCTCTCAAAAGGAGCAATTCATTGCCAACTAAATCATAGCCAAAAATAGGACGTGAATCATCTTCACGATCAAAATGGACGATCGTTTTTTCAGGCCCCCAAGACAAAACGAGTGGTAATGCCACGATCCCGCGATCACTCGGAACGCCAAGAGGACGCGGTTTTGAACGTACATTGATGTATACGCCCGGGCGAACCTTGTTTTGAAAAAGCCATGTGCCTCCGGCCATCTTTTATCGCACCCCCCGTTTAAGCGCTTTTTCGACTAGAGTTCTTGCTTCTTCTTTCGCGTACATTTTCCCATCCTCAAGAACAACTCTTGCTACGTCTATTACGGCACCAGAGAAAATGTTCAATATCTGTTCTTTTTCATATTTCGTTTTTTCCTGATCTTTAGCCGTCTCCTTAGCCGTCTCCTTAGCCGTCATACTCTTATTTCCTCCTTCATGCGCATCATGAGTGGGTCATCTATAACTGGAACAACACGCACTGTGTAGTCAATAAAAACATGCAACACATCGTCGACATCTTCTACCCAGGTTCTGTCTGACCACACTTTACCCCATGGCAAACGTATCCTCTCAAGTGTCTGGGCGATGTTATTAGCCATGATTCTTCTATTAGAAGAGGATCGATCAAAAAAACGAACATCTGCAAGAACACGGTAGGTATGACCTTCATACATAGTCCGTGTTCTATCGTTAAAAATAACTTTTACCCAAAATGTAGGTTTTTCTATCCCTTGAATAATCTCATCGGTATATACTGGTATGTTAGGGAAACGCTCATCCAAGGCCCCGATAATAGCTTCCGCAACAGCTTCCACAACAGCGTTTAAAACCACAAGAACCACCACCGTTCAATCGAGGCGTTTCAACCAATCTTTCATCTTTCTTTCAAAACGTCCAGGGAGTTCCTGCTCAATTTCTGCCATCGATTTTGTC